CGTAAAAAGGGTGGAACTAAAGGAACTTTTACTGCAGCAGCTACTAAAGCTGGTTATCCAGATACACCTGACGGTCGTAAGTCATATGCTAATTCAGTATTAAAAGACCCTAATGCATCGTCTAAAATGAAGAAGAAGGCTACCTTCTATAAAAACATTATCAATAAAGACTAATGCCTGGACATAACATGAAGCCTGACTTCCTTGACATGGATGGCGATGGAGACAAGCAAGAGCCAATGAAAGATGCTGCTCAAGAACCAGCCGCTCAAAAATTCAAAGATGAAAAAATGAATGAGGTAATGAAGCGGAGACGTGGCTGATGGCTGGGGCAATCACAATTACAGGACTTGAGTCATTCAAGGATCAATCAGGAGATTTAACTCTAGTTAGTCCCGACTCGACTGATCGCCCAGTTAATTATTGGTGGGTTCCACGCTGGTGGTGGAAAGGTGAGAACACTATCTATGAAGGCTGTGTTCGCTTGAATAACAGCGACAACAACGATCAAATTTATATTGCATGTACTGAAAGTCATCCTCACCTCAAAGTTGAATGGAATGGCTCTGCTTATACTTTTGACGGAGATAATAAACGAAAGCATGTAACACGCATCTTTGTGACAACAGATGCTTCTCTTAAAACAGGCACCGACTATCGAGTTCCCTTAAGAGGCGCTGCTATTACTGCCGTCAGCTAAAAGAAACAATTAACAGTACACCATAGTTGATTCAGTTAGGGTTAAGTTGGCTACGGAATAGCAATGAAAAACCTCAACGTATTATTTTTAAATTTCACAGTTAAGATCCTAGACTTTTTGTACAAAGGGCGAGATTATCAGCGATTTTGGGTACTAGAGGAAATTGCTCGTGCACCTTACTTTGCCTTTCTAAGCGTTCTGCATTTCCGTGAAAGCATGGGCTTACGTGGGCCAGATCATTTGTATTTGATGAGGCAACACTTCGAGCAGTCTGCCATCGAAACTGATCACCTGGAATATATGGAAAGCAAAGGCGGAAATTTATACTTCATTGATCGTTTTGTAGCTAAGCATTTAGTGCTTATTTATTACTGGGTAAATGTTTTTTACTATTGGCTTGCTCCAAAACTTGCTTATCATCTTTCTTACGAAGTAGAAATCCATGCCGCTGAAACCTATTTCAAATATTTAGAGGAGCACGGCCCTGACGAAAAGATTCTTGAAATATGGAACGATGAACTGAACCACTCCAAAGAGTTGCAGGCTGCGATTGATTTGATCTGATTAACTTGTGGAAAACTTTGGCGTTGAATGATAAGGACAACTGATTGGTTTTTATCATAAATTGCGTGTATATTTCCGTTAACACCAATAACCGAAGGAGCGAATCCCTCGCTCTCCGCTTTCTAACACTAAACCCCTCAATCAGGGGGGTTTTTTGCTAGCTATGTATTGGTGTTGCTTATAACCCAGAAAGATCACATGAATTACAAACAGTTGATGGAATCTGTCCGCGAAACGCAGGACATTCGAGACAGCACGTACAAATGTTGGTGGCAGGCTATCCGGCCTATAGCTGATATTGATGTGTCAAACACTGACAAAATGTTTGTCACTCGATACTGGAAATCACAGCTAAAGCCAATTGGTAACTGCTCTCCTGAGACACTCCGTCGTCGGTTGAGCTTGCTGTCAGGTATTTGGGCTATGGCAAATGAAGAGGAGATTCTTGATGAACAAACGAACTACTGGTATCACTCCAGTAAAAAAATCAAGATCAATCGAGATCTGAATGCAGAGCGTATGGGGATGGAGTATCCCGTACGTCCGTTTGAGTTTTACACGCCATATCATCAGGATCCAATCTTCCTGGCAATCTGGTATCACGGGTTTCGAATTGGAGAGATTGCAGGGTTACGTAATAGAGAAATTGTATTTACAAGTGATATCCCTTACTTTGATATCAAAGATAATGAAAACAGGCTCATAAAGCGCCGTGCTGCAAGGCAAGTGCCTATTCATCCAGAGTTTTATCCGTACGTTGGAATGCTGACAACTGACTTCACCCGCTATCCAGGCAAAAACTGGTCAGAAAAGTTTCACAAAGATATGAATCTGCCGCCTAAAGAAGCAGCGCACAGCATCCGACATAACTGGAGCACCCGAGCTAGAGATGCCGGATTGCAAGATTCGATGATTTCTAAAATCATGGGTCACAAAGTTTCAGGCATGACAGCTCGTTACGGGACCTGGACGCTTGAAAATAAATTCGAGGCAATTAAAAAGATCTGTCGCTAACCACAAAGCTACAGTTACTACGCCACTGCCTATATACTGTTTCTTAAAAATGGTATATAGGTAGTAGTAGCTTAATTAGTAAATAGGTATATAGATTAAAAGCGTAGTTGGTGTAGCAAAGTAGTTAGAATAATGGCAAACCAATAGATAGAAACATGGGTATTATTGAATCTCCGATTTTTTGGATTTTAGTGGCTGCAGCTTCAGAAATTATTGCTCTAACTCCTTTAAAGTCCAATAGTGTCATCCAGCTTGTACTTTCCGCTATTAACGCAATTAAGCCCGCAAAAAAGATCTAGGCGTCATACCACATGATGCTGAGTGGCTGTATCGGTTTAGCACTAGAAGCCAAACCGAAAAAATTCGTCGTGCAATTAATGAGCGAAAGTTTTACACAACACTGCCTCATAAACTAGACAAAGCAGTTGAAGATTATAAAAAAACCACTCCTGAACCTGAACCGGAACTGGAGTGGGAATTTAAAGAGACTGGTAATTTCGGACAGGATGGGTGGACTATTTCGTATCGACACAAGTCAGTTGATCCAAATCAATAGTCTCCGAAGTCTTGTTCATCTTCATCTTCAAACCCATAGTTAATGAAGATTTCAGATCCAGCGGGAATATCTTCCGTTGCATAGTGACGCATGACTTCGTTGACTGTATCGATCTCATAAGCAGCGTTATAGTCAACAGAATGATTGTAAAGTCCAGCGAAGCCAAAACCTAGAATAGCTTCATCTGTTTGATTATTATCTGAAGAGTCGTAAGTATAGCGAACAAGAATATCAGATTTCTTGCGAATTTCTTTATAGGGAAAAGTGCAATAGGGCGATTCTTGCAAAACATCATGCATGCCAATATCTTCAGACGTGAAGACACCCCAACGATGCGTATCTGATTGAGCAATAAACAGGCCAGGATGGCAGAAAAGCTTGTCGAGTTCTAGGTTCATATAAATGCTTGTTTTACATTAGTCTAAATATATTCAAAAGTGAATGTGAGATACAATAAGAAAAAGCCCTTGTGTAAATACAGCAATGATTGAGTCAATTGTAAGCGCCACAGTGGCTGTAATTACTGGAGGTTTTATATTAACATCAAAAATTAGCAGTAAGATTGATGAGCTTGATAAGCGTATTGATAGCGTAGAACTCAGCATGGCACGTGACTACGTGACAAAAGATGATTTTGCTAAAACTTTGGAGCGCGTTGAAGGTCACATGATAAGGATTGAAGAGAAGTTAGATGAAATAGTACTAAATCAAAATCGATAAAAACATTACTTAAATACATAAAAAGAACGGCATTACGTTACATTCTTAGTAAGTTCCTTAAATAAGAACGAATGGGTATCGCTGAAGACTGGGCTGACTTAATGTTCAACCTAGATTGCCTCTCAAAGGGCTCTGCTAAGCGTAAGTTCCGCAAGTCAATTAAATACGGCTGGGGCGGCTTATGTGCATATTGTCGCTCTAATAGGGCAACATCATTAGATCATATAAAACCTAAATCAAAAGGAGGAAGTAGCCTAAGAAGTAACCTAATCCCTTGCTGTAAATCATGTAATCACTCAAAAGGTTCAGAACCGTGGTTAGTATGGTTTGAAAGGCAGGACTTTTATAACGAAACTGCCAAAGAATTAATTGAAGAATGGATTTCCAACAAACGCTTTATTGAGGAAGAGCTAGATGAATGCACAGTTAACGATCGAGCAAAGATTTGCTCTTACGAGGGCAAGATACGAAGTCACCAGGATGAGCCGACCTGCCTTGGAAAAAACAGCCTTGCGCCTGCTTAAGTCAAGGATGGAGCAAAAGAATGGTGTACAAGAAACCCTAATGTCTAATGGCATCATTTTTAAAATCGATGAGCAACAAAGCGGGCTTCCTGAGATCATCTCTGAAGAAACATTTTGCGAGTTGCTTGAATTGAATGTCGATGATTCTTCAGAACTTCCGACCGATATCATGGATGAAGGTTGGGAAGATGATGACTTAGAAGACGACGGTCTCACATTTACAGCATAAACAGCTAGACTTTGTTTAGCTAGAACATAAACATGGAATATATTGCTGGGCCAATAATCACTCTATTATTGGCTATGAAATTTACAGATTGGAAATCCAAGCAACTAGAAGAACGTGTGACTAACGCTCAACAGCAAGTAGAGCTTGTAAGAAAAGATATTGAAGTACGAGACGCAGAGCTTCCTAAAAAGGTAATGGCTACTGTTGTGCCTTTAGCTAAAGCTGTTAAAAACCTGAATCAACAAGTTGGAATCTGATGGAAAAAGTAGATTTACTTGATTTTTTTCAAGCATTTGCTAATGCACCACATCATATTGCTGCGGTTCATATGCTTCAACGTGAACTTGATGCAAAACTATTAGATCAAAATGCTGATTGGGTAGTCTGTTTTGAAGCAGAAACTGAATATGACCCTCAGCCAGAATATAATATATAAGTAAAGATAAGGAATCTATAGTGGCTGTAGATCGACGCAGGTTGCGTAAAGGAGATTCATATGTGCAGACCTCACGAGGCCCTGCATTAGCAAAGCAGCGTGCTGCAGCCTACAGATATAGAAAGCAATCTGAGCCATTTAGAACAGAGCAAAGTCCAGGTACTGGTGGATTTGGCTCTGGACTTGAAACTCAGATCCAGCGCAACTACAACAGGCAATTTGATAGAGAGCGTGCTGAATCACTGAGGCCTGAAACTGAAATTCAAGCCAGCATTTTAGACAAGATCAAATCTGCTAACTATCAAGACTAGAGATCAAATTCTTGCAAAGCTTGTTCGGCTAATGCAGTTTTGGCAGAAGGGACTAGCCCTTTGACAGGTTCTTTGATTTTCTGCAGCCTACTAAAGCCTTGCTTGGCTACATCCATAGCGTCAGTGACATCACCGCCTTCCAGGAGATCCATCACAGTGGCTCGGTAGATAGCAGCTTCTTCTATTAGGCCAGCCGATTCAAAGCCTTCTGCGGTCACATGAGTGAGCCATGCAGCCTGTTCTGACCCTTCAACTCGATCAGCAATGCCGAAGTCAAGCTGCATAGGACGGCCAGTCATTTTGTTTTGATAAACATTGGCAGGGTTACGGTCTTCTAAACGAACCCCTTTCAAAGCAAGCTGCCCTAACTGTTGAGCTGTTCTGATATCTGTTGTTCTTAATTTATTTACGTCAGCGCCACCTGCTTCAAAAGCATTTTCAAAATTATTTCGAATATCTTGCATCTCAATACGGTTGCCAATTCCACCAGGAAATGTTTCTAATCCAGCAACACGTGGAGCTATACCCATCTCAGCAGCAATAGCTTGAAGGTTAGCTTCGTCTTCTAATGATTTACCATAAACAGTTCCATCTGCTTCGTATGTCTGCTTCATTACGTTCCCAGGAACATCAGATTCGTAAACGACACCATAAGCGCCAGCTCCGATTGGTTCGCTGCGACTCGTTGCTAATTTACTTTCTCTAAGAAATTGCGCGATAAGTTCACCAGCTTTACGCATCTATTTAATATATTTACCATCTATCTATTGTAGAAAAATATAAAAAAACCCCGCGTTAGCGGGGACTAAAGTGTTCAGTTGTATGTTGCGGATATACAGAGCAGGTGTTGTCAGTTGTCAAAGCTTTATAAAATAGCTTCTCACTTTCTTCAAACGTCAGCCCTTCGATAATAGTTCCGTCGTTATAGCGGACATCAAATAATGTATTCACTTTGTATAGGTACGACCTCGATAGCAGTAAGTGCCATGGATCTCTTGACGAGATTGATGGACCTTGCAATCGTGACCGCGATAGCGAGTCAGATGAATCTGAGCATCATGCTTAGCAGATGCTTTTTCGATCTGCTTCTTGATGATATTGAGTGTGTTCATTGGAAACCTCCATAGTGTAGAAATTTCCCGTTCCTTCAGCCGAAGCCTACTTGCGTCTCAAATGTGTTGAGATGAACGTATATTCATAGTGTAACAATGACTACTAGTTTACGGCGAACATTCTTTTTTTTATTTTTTGCCATTCATCAATCTGTTGTTGTGTAGGAACTTCAATACGCAAATCAACTCCTTCTGCTTCGAAGAGCTCGTTCATTTTCTTGTAAGTTTCAGGAGTAATTTTTATTGGATTTTTCATAGTATTACTCGTTTTCTATAAACACTAATTCTAGATGAGCTTTATTTAATTCGTACAGCATATTTTGTATGGCAACCTGTTCTTGAGCATCGCCGCCAGGCCACTTTTCTAAGTAATACCGCATGCCCTTCACTAAAAGCTTCAGGGCTGGAGCATCTACTTGAAAATTAAATAAGTGGTTCTCTGGATTATCCATAACCACTATTGTATCAATGTGTAGCGGCCCAATTTGCACCGTGATCTGCAGATGCAGTAATAGGTACACGGAAGTTGTAGTAACTCCCTGCTTTAGGTGCTGAATTTTCTAGCAACATTTTGACCCTATCAACTTCTTGGGGTACAACTGAAAACTGCTGTTCGTCATGGACGTAAGCACAGCGGGTGTAATCAACGTTGTATGTCAGTCCGGCATTATCTAGCATGTTTTGTCCGACTACTAGCCAACGCTTGCTCAGAATGGCTCCAGCTGACTGGAGTAAAAAGTTAAGGGAGCTGTGTTCTGCTCTACAAAAAATAGGACGCCCATCAAGACCTCTAAGACGACCGCTTGCACGGACCTTTTGCTTAACTGCATCAATAAGTGGTTCTAATCCAGGAATAGCGTCAAGAAATTTGCGCCGTAGCTCTTGACCTAGCTGCTTCTTTTGTGCATCAGACAATGCAGGATTCAAGCTATGGCCGAGCTTCTGGTCGCCAGCTCCATAGATAAAGGCATAGCAAATTGTCTTGACTTCCTTACGTGTACATCCCACACGGTCAGCGTTTTGTTGATGAATGTCGCCATTGCATACAACGTCGGCAAATGCTCCTTCGTCGTACACGGATAGATAATGACCCAAACATCTCAGCTCCAAGCCTTCCAAGTCAGCTCCGACCATGACATGGCCAGGATGCGGAACAAACAATTGACGTGCCCACGGTGCACTCACAACCTGCCCGAGGTTGGGACCACGATGCGCGTTGCGGCCTGTTTGCGTAGCCAAAGAGCAGCTGTGATGAATACAGCCATCATCTTCAATTGTGTTGAACCAGGAGTTTGTACCCTCAGACAGTTGGCCCAACCATTTTTGTAGGGTCAACAGGCGGATGAACATCTCACACTCTTCATGCAGGAGCTTGTTGTCCTGAGCTAGTGCAAGGTCACGCATCTCTGAAAGAGTTGCTTCATCAACTTTGGGCTTACCGGTCTCAGTCACTTTGGTGAAGCGAGCACCACGGAAGTTCTGTAGAGCCCAGGCAATGTGCTGACGCGAGGTGGGATTGAAGTCCAGCAGCTTTGTCATAGGAGCACCCGCTACGTAACCCTTAGTCTTGTTTGCTCGTTTAGGTGTATATACCTTTCCGGGTACATAGATATATCGTGATTGAATTGATTGCTCAAGTTGGGTAACTTCATTTTGAAGCTCACCCCGTACTCGTTCTGCTGCAGCTACATCAAACCGAAAGCCACTGGCTTCCTGTTGTGACATGATTTCTGCCATACGCATTTCGAGCAATACACAATCAAGCATTCTCGTCATCCTCCTTGTTAAATCCAAAAGCAAGTGATTTTTCTTCTAAAAGCTTGTCAGCACGATTTTTGTGACCAAGCTTTGCTACAGATTCCATAACTTTCAATGTGTCTTCAGTCGTAGAACCATCTGGCATACGGCTAAAAACTTCGTTAAAAAGTGGAAAGAAAATATCAGCAGCAGCTGCAACTTCTTTGTGAGTCAAAGGGTCGCTTTTTTTAGGTGTAGTAGTCATGAGTAATCCTCCATACGTCGTTTCATTAGTGCCCAAAGCTTGAGCGTTACTTCGGTGTCTTGAATGCAATAATCAAGCATTTCAGGTGTATATACAGACCAATTGCCTTCGTGCTTGCCAAAGTCACCTTTGAAGCACTTAAGGCGATAACCCCAGGCTTCAAGGCTATGTCGTCCATACAAACGCTGTGGCATTCCGTGTGGACGACGGTCGTAGTCTCTGTCTGCAATGTGTGGATAGAACAGTCTGCTAAGAACGAGGGTGTCTAGACACTGCCCCTTGGGGACAAACTCAGGATACTGTTCTTGGATAAGAGGTATGTCATATCCAATAATGTTATGACCGATCAAGAGATCGGCTTGCTCTAATTCGTGAATGCCTTGCAAGATTGATTGATCAGGGCGGTTGTCAAACACAGAAGTGTTTCCATCATCACCACCACGCATAACGATGCAGTGAATACGAGATCCTTGCCGTAATAAGCCAGTAGATTCAAGGTCAAAAATAATTTGTTTATTCATCGAAGGTATCTGTTGCATTGTCTGGATCATATTCATCTGGCGAGAACGGGTTCGCTTCTGGGAAGAGAACTGGATCAATGTTTCTGTCATTAGTATTTTTTGTAAATCTCGGATCTTCGTCTAAAAAGATTGGCTCGATTGAGACTTGAAGTTCTCTTGCCAATCGTCCAGCGCGTCTAAACTCTTCTCGGTAGTAAGGTTCCCACTCGTGAGCGAGAATCACAATCTTCCTGATACCCATCATGTGGGCTTGGAAGATAGAAGTAGAGAAAGGGTATCTCGTGCTGTATATAACTGCGCCTATAGCTGGAGTGCCAGCTTTAGCAGCGGCGGCTACTGCATATGAAATGCAATCAATCTCAACTTTGCTGTCTGTTAATAAGCTTCTGCCATTACCAATGATTTCTCGGTCACGCACAATGATACACCCTCCAGGAGATTTTGGGTGTGTTGATGCCCGACCTATAGCTTGTGCCACGTTTATAAAATACCTGTCTTTGTTCTTGATAAAAGTTGGGTCACCTTTAGGGCTGGGCATATCCACATCGCTAATCTGTTGACTCTATATTAGGAAGTGACTAAATCAGATGTGAGCAATAATGGGCGACAAAAACATCAAATCATTCAAAAACGAAGAATTTTCAGAATACGTTCACGACCTTCTTAAAGTTGATACGGAACACGATATGGTAAATAGCCCTGCGCACTATACTCAAGGTCGAGTAGAAGCTATTGAGGTTATTGAGGACTCAATTATTAACGCTCCGTCTCCATTCTTGGGCTTTCTTCAGGGACAAGTTCTCAAATATATGCTTCGACTCTGGCACAAAAAGAACAGTAAAGAAGATGCTGAAAAGGCAAAATGGTATCTCAATAAACTGATTGATTCGTTAAACTAATAAAGCCGCAGATAAGCGGCCTTGTTGTCAACAACGGCGGAAGTAGAGATATCTATTGCGTAGTTGAAGAGTCTCATGATCTTGGATGTGTGGCAATAAATTTGTATATGTGTAGTTAAGATCATGAGTTGTATGCGTAAAGTAGGCAGAGATACCTTCACATAGTTCAGGTTCGTTAGGTTGATACCACGCTTCAATTGAAAAACATTCCCAAGGCTCTAGTCCTTGGGATACCCAACTGTTCAGTTCCTCTAGGCGCTGAGCAGTTTTTATTATGTGCTGCTCATGTGCTTCAGAGCTGGGTAAGGAGAGGTTAGAGTTTTGATAAAGCAAGGCGTGTTTCCACATTAAAGTACCGTCTTTAGTGATAAGACGACATGGATGCACTTTGCTTTCAGACGGAAGCAAGAAAAAGTAATCCTGAGCAATATGCTTACTCATCAGATATTACCTTTGTTTTCTTCATAATACTCAAGGTCTTTCTGCCAGCCATCACCTGCATACTCGCTATAAATTACTCGACCAATATCTCTAAAGCTGTTATAGAACAAAGATACTTTGTCAATATCTGTCAGTGCTTGTTGAATTGGGGGTCCATAGATAATCAAATTCCATGTGGATGGGCATACAGACTCGAAGCCTTCTGAAGTAGCGCGGAGCTGTTTAACACGTTTGAATGGAATGCAAATGGGATAGTCCCAAACAACAGGCGCTGCACGTAAAAGTTCAGAAGCACTGCTAAAGAAAACAAAACTTTTGATATGACCATTACGATATTCGCTAATGGTTTTATTGAGCCAGATGCGACAATCTCTTACAGCACCCTTTGGAGCAACCCATACGTTGCCATGCCAGTGCTCTTGAAGTGCATTTACTTCAATACTGGGTACAGAGGTAGCATCAACCAGTACTTGCTGAACAGGATCAGAAGTTGGATCGAAGTCAATACTTCCCATAACTTCTCTAGCTCGGTCAATGAGCTGAGGAGTTGGGTAGAGAGGGAGCTTCAGACCTTTTGCAGCGAGTTTATCCGATAAATTCTTCTGCGACCGCTCTAAGGCTTTCTTGGCTCCCACCTGCTTCGACTGCAAATGTTCTTGTTCCAGCATCACTAATCAATGTAATAAGCACGTTTTGAGTCCAGTCATTTTCGTTGATCTTCTGTAAAAGCTTTTTAAGAAATTCAGCTACGTCTTCATCGTTTTCACGTTCAGATACTCGAAGATCAAATTCAATTGATTCTGACCACATATAAGTAGTAGAGTCATTCAATAAATTGATGACAAGAGAACCAGGACCATGATTCTCGACTCCATTTAAAGTGATTTCAATAAGATCGGTAAGGATCAAATCAGCAGTAGCCATAAGAAACTTCTGCTCTTGCTCCTTTTCTGGACCAAGTTTATCTGAAGCAATTAATTGTTTAATTAGATCAGAACGTCTAGACATAATGGATGACTCTCTATTTAGGATAAGTTAATTAAGTATTGTTTGTGGAGTTTTCATCTCCATCTTCTTTATTTGGTGGAGAATTAAATTGACTAGAGTGTCTACCATTGAGCATATCGTCTACAACTGCTTCCCACCGATCTGAAAAACCTGAGTTAGGTGCAAAGACTAAGTTTGCACGATCATCAAGCTCTTGAGAATTGGCAATCATTTCCTGCTCTTTTATAGCTTGTTCAATTGCATATTCAGCAACTTGCTGCTTAAGCGTATGAAGTTCACAAGCTAATTCAAAGCTTTCAAGATAAGAATCTTGATCAACAAATACGCCAATTTTTTGTGGAATTAGATGAAAGGGATTACAGCAATACTTATTGCCACATGTAGTTTTGACACCTGTGTAGCCAAGATCGCCCCAGGTGTACCACATAGCAACCCTTTGAGGATGATGTTGGGTGCTGCTACTTATGCCTGGCCGTCTCCAAGGAAACTGCGGCATACCATTGCCAGGAGCCTTATAGCCTTGCCACTCCCAGCATTCGTCAGGTTGACCAATGTCAACTTTGGACCAGAACTTAAGTGCACGCTTTTGTTCTTTTTTTAGAAGACGATTCATGTCAAAAGACATACGTCCTTCTCTAGCAGCTGCAACACAGCGAACACAGGCTTGATGGCTATCAAAGCGCATTGAAGTTGAGCTAAACCGACCAATCGAATGACCGCTATAGATA